AAATTTGGTTTTTTCTAAAAACAAAAAACAATCCCGCGCAAGCACTCTCTTTTTTACAAACAGTGCAGATTATTTGGAGGTTAGCCGCTAATGCTGGCAGAACTAATTCGTAAGTGGGTGGACTCGGTGCAGCTCGATGTAGAGCAGAGCATTATGGCCGCCCTGGCTCTAAAACTAGCCGAGGAGTTCGACGACAAGCCCCACACTTCGACGGCCGCAGAACTTCGCAAGACTTTGCTTGAGCTGCAACGCCAACTCAAAGGCTCGGTCGTCGAGGCTGACCCACTCGCCGATCTATTGCGCCGCTAATGCAGTATCCAGCCCGCTACACGCTCCCGCTCTCGCCAGACTTCGCCACGGACGGCGACTTACTCATCGAACTAATGGAGTTATGTTGGCGGACGCCCGAGGTCGATGAACCTATTGCCCTGGACGAATGGCAGCGTTGGTTGTTGCGGGCTATCTTCGAGCGATACCCAGACGACCACAACCGCTATCCTGGCGAACTTCGTTACCGCCAAGTGTTGGTATCTATGGGACGCCAAAACGGTAAGAGCGTCCTCGGAGGTGGAGCTGCTCTGGCCGGACTCGTTCTCGAGCGTGGCGACGTAGCAAGTATCGCGTCGAGCTACGACCAAGCAACGATTATCTACAACCGCGTAAAGCACGTGATCGACTCAACGCCGTGGCTAAAGAAACGGTTCAAGCGCACGACCGAAACTCGCGGTATCGGCAAGTTGGACGGAACCGGTACTTACAAGGTGAGCCCGGCTAAAGAGGCGGCTCTGCAGGGTAAACCGTTCAAGCGTGTGGTTCTCGATGAGGGACACTTGGCTAAGCGTGGTATTTGGACGGCCGCAGTGAAAGGTACGTCGGCGCAGGACGACGCACAGGTTCTCATGATTACGACCGCTGGCGATGAAACTAGCGAAACTCTCCTGGATCTATACAAGTCGGCAAGTCGCGCTATCGCTGGCGAACCCGAGCTGGAACGTTTCGGCGCATTCATCTGGGAGGCTCCACAAGGTTCGGCCGTCAACGACCCCGAGGCAATCAAGGCCGCTAATCCTGCCGTCGAGTGTGGCCGAGTCCCTATTGAGCGAGTCCTCTCGGACATCGCGACGCAACCAGAACACGAGGTACGCCGTTACACGCTAAACCAATTCGTTAGCGGAACGTCCGAGTCATGGCTACCAGCTGCGCTCTTCGCTAAGGCCAAAGGTAAAGGTATTAGCGAGATCCGTGGCAGCGTGTTGGCCGTGGACATTAGCAAGAATTGGGAACACGCCACTATTGCAGCTGCAAACCAGAATGGCGAGATTATCGAAACGGAACTCGTGCGCGGCTATGTTGCTCCAACCGAGCAGCGGCTACTCAACGACCTAATGGAAATGTTCACCAAACACTCATGCCGGGCTATCGCTCTCGACGACCGCCAACTCCCAAGCCTCGCTAAACGCCTCAAAGCAAACGGCGTTCCAGTATGGCAACTTTGGACTAAAGAGATCTCGGCGGCTTGCTCTGCGACTTATGCTCTTTTCGCTAACGGCCAGATTAGCCATGCTAACGACCCTACGCTCGTAGCCCAAATGCCTAACGGCATAACCAAATACACGGGCGAAACATGGCTCATTAGCCGCAAGGAGTCCATTGGCGACATCGACGCGCTTATGGCTACGGTCATGGCCGTCTATGTTGCAAGCCGTAGCAACACGCCGAGCGTTCAAGTGTTCTAGAATACGCGTTGCCCTATGCTAGAGGTATGGCTAATCTATGGCAGCGGTTCACTGGCCGCGTTGAAACGCGCGCGGTGCAGCCAACTATCCCTAGTCGCTCCGCGACCTCGGTAACGCCCGATACTGCGCTAACGCTGACTTCGGTATTCCGCGCCATTCAGATCATCGGCACCCCGATTAGCAAAATGGAACTTCGCACGTTCCGCTATGCAACCGGTATCGAGCAGCAGATCGAGAACCCTATTCTCGTCAACAAGCCGAGCCTCTCGGAGTCGCGCCGTAACTTCTTCTTTATGACCGTCCTTGACCTGGCACTCAAGGGCAACTCGTATTGGCTAAAGTCGTTCGACTCGCGCGGCCAGGTAAACGACCTGACGCTCATTCCAGCGGACGCCGTTTCGGTGCAGCTCGACAAGCCGACCGGTACGACCAAGGTTTACTACTACAACGGCAAGCAGTACGGCTCTGTGGAAATGGAGCACCTGCAGCTCTATCCTCGCCCTGGTCAACTCGTAGGCGCAAGCCCGATTGACACTTGCCGCCTCGACTTGGCTCTCGCCCTCGATCTGCGAGGCTATGCTGCCAACTGGTTCACTTCGGCAGGCGTCCCTACCGGCGTCCTGAAGACCAACCAGCCACTAAACCCGGCAGACGCAGAGACCATTACCGCTAACTGGCACAACAAGCAGCAGAACCGCCAAATCGCCGTACTCGGTCAAGGTTTTGACTACCAGCAGGTTGCACTCTCGCCTCGCGAGGCCATGTTCACCGACTCGCAGGCGCAGGCCGTCCAAATGGTTGCCCGCCTCTTCGGTATCCCGCCACGCCTCCTATTGACTACAATCGCAGGCTCGAGCGACACCTACACCAACGTCACCGACGAAAACCAGATCTTCTACCGCCACACGCTCATGGCTTACACGGACGCAATTACAGACGCTCTAAGCAACTGCCTGCCTCGCGGCACCCGCGTCGAGTTCGACTTCGAGCACCTATTCAAGGCCGACGTAGCCGCCCGCATGGACTACTACAAGGTCGCAATTGAGGCGGGCATTCTTACCGCCGAGGAAGTCCGCACTAAGGAGGGCTTGATCTAATGGAAACACGCGAGTTCGTAATCGACTCGGCTAACGTCGAGGAGCGCACCGTCGCAGGTATCGCCGTACCGTACGGCCAGACCGCTAACATCGGCGGCCAGTACCTGGAACAGTTCGTACCAGGTGCAGTTCGCAGCATTGAAGACGTAAAGCTCTTCTATGCACACGAGGAACCTATCGGCAAGGTAATCGAGGGTCGCGACACCGAGCGCGGCTATGAAATCATCGCCAAAATATCGGACACTCCACGCGGCAACGAGGTACTAACCCTCATGCGCGACGGAGTCCTAAACAAGTTTTCGGTTGGCTTTATCCCGCTCGAGTCAGAGCGCGACGGCCAGACCGTAACCAGAACCGCCGTTGACCTCAAAGAGGTTAGCGTCGTGGCGTTCCCGGCATTCGCTGGAGCGTCTATCGAAGAAGTTCGCGAGGAGCAGCCCGCCCCTACCGAACCAGACACTCAAGAAATGGAGCCTCAAATGCCTGAAAACATTGAGCTCGACGTTCGTGCAGTGCAGGACGAGGTTGCGGAACTCCGCCGCGTCGTTGAGGCTGCCCAGACCGTCGCACCAGTAGCAGCAGCAGAGTTCAAGTTCCGTTCGCAGGGCGAGTTCGCTAAGGCACTCGTTACCGGCGACGAGGACGCAAAGACTCTCGCACGTACCGCCTCGACCTCGGCAGACGCCGCGATCGTTGCACCTTGGTACGGCTACATCAACACCCTGATTGCAAACAACCGCCCGACTGTATCGGCATTCTCGCGCGCAGCTCTCCCAGACAGCGGTCTGACCGTAGAGTACGCAAAGATTGACTCGAACACTCTTGCAGTTGGTCAGCAGGACCCAGAGAACGAGGCACTCTCGTTCGGTAACCTGACCTTCGAGACCGTCTCGGCTACCGTCAAGACCTACGGCGGTTACACCACCTTCTCGCGTCAGTACGTAGAGCGCAGCCAGGTCAACACCCTCGACCAGGTATTCCAGGGCTTGGCACTTGCTTACGCAGGCGCAACCAACGCCGCTGTAGTAGCTGCTCTTGGCGCACTTGACTTCACCGGCAAGACCTTCGACGCAGACGGCGGAACCGCTTCGTCGCTTGCAGAGGGTATCGCCAACGGTGCAGCTTACATCTTCGCAAACACCGGCCTCCGCCCAGAGTTCATTCTCACCGGCACCGACGGCTACGTGAAGATTGCTAAGGTCGCTGCCTCGGACGGCCGCCCAGTCCTCCTGGCAGACGGCAACGGCGTCAACAACATCGGCACCATGTCAATCCCTGGCCTCACCGGCTCGGTATTCGGCCTGCCAATCATCGTTGACCCAGCAATCGGCACCGGCGACGTCTACATGGCTAACTCGCAGGCTCTCCTCACCATGGAGTCGGCAGGCGCACCAGTACGTCTAACCGATGGCGACGTCACCACCCTCACCGACAGCGTTTCGGTTTACGGCTACATGGCTCTCGCGACCCCTCGCGTTGGCGCAGTCGTCAAGCTCGACGTAACCGCTTAGTAGGTGCCTTGTGGCGTTGACAATCTCGGTAGCAGACCTCCAGGCATACATCGGTACCGATGAAACTGGAGAGTTTATTAACTCGTGCCTAACCGCAGGCCACGAGTTGGTAGACCGTTACCAAGGTGACGCGGAAGTTCCGCAGCAGGTACACGTTCAGGCCGTCCTGATCTGTGCCTCGGAAATCTTCCACCGTCGGTCAACGCCACAGGGCATTGCCCAATTTGCAACTAACGAAGGTAGCCCGGTTCGAGTCGCTCGTGACCCGATGATCGCGGTTTACCCATTGCTAATGCCATACACGGGGTTCGGCGTATGAGCGAGATCACGGCAGCAAAGGCAGAACTCAAGCTCGACCTAACGGCCGCTGGCCTAAAGGTCATGGAATACGTTCCAGAGCGTATTGTTCCGCCAATTGTTATCGTGACCGCTGATACTCCCTACGTGTTGGGCGCGTCACTAGACCGCGAATACGACCTGCAACTGCAGTTAGTAGCCGTAGCCGCAAACGCAACCAACAAGAACGCCACAGAGGCACTAGACGGCCTCATTGAGGCAATTCTGAACGCCCTACCTGCCTACACGGCATTCAAGAGCGTCGGCCAGCCATACGCACTCCAAGCGAACAACGCCGAGTACCTGGCTGCGAACCTATCCATCAACCTACAGATCACAATTTAGGAGGCCGCCAAATGGCAGCATCGACTCGCATTACTGCGCGTAACATCATCTTCAAGATTGGCACGACTGACTACGCTTGCGACGCAAACAAGGTCGAGCTCACCCTGGGCGACGCTCCAGGTGACGTTCAGACTTTCTGCGAACAGCGCACCGGCGGCCAGTGGACTCTGAACCTCGAGGGTATTACCTCGGGCGAGGACTCATCGCTTTACCGTCTGCTCTGGACGAACTTCGGCACCACTGCCGCATTCACCGTCGCACCAAACGGCAACAGCACCGAGAGCGCAGACCAGCCTCTCTACAAGGGAACCGTCAAGTTCGACCAGCTGCCACCTCTGGCTCTGAACTCGAACGAGGTCACCAAGTTCTCAATCTCGCTAACCGTAGACAACTCGACTCACAACCCTGCCTCGGGTATCTACTACGGCGTAACCCTAGACGCCTCGGCCTAAATGGCTGAACCCGCTGGGATCAAGGTCGCCGGCCTCCGCAAAGCGATAAAGGCTCTGCAGGAGGTTGGCGTACCTGCCGACGAAATAAAGTTGGCTAACCAGCAGGCGGGCGAGTTAGTTCTCGCCGCAGCGCGGCCACTCGTCCCGGTTCGCTCTGGCCGTCTCCTAAACACTTTGCGTATCGGTCGCGCATTGAACAAGGTAACGGTTAGTGCAGGCCGGGCGAGTGTCCCGTACGCTAATCCCATTCACTGGGGTTGGTTCAAGCGCAACATAAAGCCGCAACCATTCTTCGTAAAGGCTCTCGGCTACACCCGCGAAGAGGTTTACCAGAACTATTTCCGGTCAATCGACTCGCTAATCGCAAAACAAGACACCAAAGGAATACCAACGGAATGAACGTAATCGAAACCCTAACCATGGCAGAGATCGAGGAACTCTCGCAGCTCACCGGCACCGACTTTGTGCAGATCCTTGAAAAGGGACTCAAGCCTGGCCGCCCTATGGCCGCCCTCGCCTGGGTCGTCGCAAAGCGCACGAACGCCAACGCCAAGATCGACGAGTTCATGGCCATGAACCTAATGGAAATGGCTAAGTGGCTCGAGGGTGCGGTTACAGACCCAAAAGCCTAAGTTACCTTGAGGTAATGGCGCGGTTCTGTATTCGTTTCGGTTACACACCAGAGCAGTTCCGCGGTTTTACACTTGAGGAAGTGGCCGCGTTTATGAGAGAGGTAACCGATGAGTCTGGTTCTTAACGTTGAGATCCTGGGCGAGTTCCGCAAACTCACTTCGGCTACTCAAGGCGCACAAGGCGAACTACAAGGCCTGAACAACAAAATCTCGGGTTTCGCTAAGTCGGCTACCCGCGCGTTTGCCTCTATCGGCGTAGGGCTCTCGTTTGCTATGGTCGCCCGCGAACTGGGCGAGGCCGCTAAGGCGGCAGTAGAAGACCGCAAGAGTTCCGGCCTCCTCGCTGATCAACTCCAGAAAACCGTAGGCGCAAATGACGCGCTCATTGCTAGCGTAGAACGCTCAATCTCTGGACTATCAAGGCAAGCGGCAATCGCTGACGACGACCTCCGTCCGGCCATGGCGCAGCTCACGCGAGTTACAGGCGATACGGACGAGGCAACCAAACTTCTCAAGCTAGCGACTGACGTTTCTGCAGGCTCGGGCAAGGATCTGACCTCGGTAGTCCAGGCTCTCTCTAAGGCGTACCAGGGCAAGATGACCGCCCTTACCAAACTTGGTATTCCGATGAGCGAGTCGATCCAGAACGCCTCGAACTACTCCAAGGAAATGGTCAAACTTGGCACTTTGCAGCGTGAGGCAAATCTGGCCGTTGAAACATACGGCGAGAAGTCGAAGGAGGCCACTAAGGCTCTTGAAAAGGTCGAGGCGCAGCAGGCAAAGGTAAACGACATTGCGGCCGCTGGTATCGACTGGCAGAACGATCTTGCGGAGGCGTTTGGCGGAGCAGCTGAAAAGGCCGCGAACCTAGACCCCTACCAGAAGATGAAGGTAATTTTTGACGAGATGAAGGAGCAGGTTGGCACAGCGTTGCTGCCTGTTCTGGACAAAATGTCGGCATGGCTCACGTCACCAAAGGGCGAGGAAACCATGCAAAAGGTTACCGACGCCGTAAAGGAAATGGTCGGTTGGCTAGCTGCTACGGCACAGTGGGCGGCCGAGAACGGTGACTGGCTAGTCCCACTCGTTACTGGTATCGCCTCGGTTACTGCTGCCTGGAAAGCCGTCACGGTTGCCGTGAACGCTACAAAGGCCGCTATTGCTTTGGCTACGGCCGCGCAGGTTGCATTCAACGCCATTGCCGGTGGAACTGGAGTTGGAGTTGGTGGCAAGGGCAAAACAACCATTCCAACGACGAACAAGGCCGGCGCGTTGGTTAGCAAGGCTATTGGTATCCCAGTTTTGGGCACCATTGCGGCTATCCTGGCGACTCCTGGCTCGACGCAGCTCTACGGTAAAGACGCCGGCGGGACTATCGTCCGCGACGCCTCGGGCAAAGCAATCGCTATCCGCAACCCAGACGGCTCTTACTCGTCGGCTACAGACACCGCTACTTCGGGCTCACCGCTCAAGCCGGGCGTAACCAATAACATCGTGATCAACAACAACACTGGCACCGTGACCGGTTCGGACATTACCGGCATGTTGAACAAATACTCGAACATCACAGGCACCCAGTAATGAGTATCGCTAACTTCGACATAGCCCAGAACCTCAAGGTCGAGCTTTATCTACCTAACGAGGCAGACAACCTTTTTATTGTTGGCGTATCCGTACTCGGCGGCAACGATTTACTAGCCGCAAACACATACTTCATCGTTGGTTATTCGCTCCTCGGAGGCGATGACGTACTCGGTGACACTAACGCGTATGCCTTCTCTTGGCAATCCGTCGAGGCCGAAGTTAGCAAACTAGACATTCAAATCGGCGGCAGCCAGAACGCCGCAATCCAATACACGGCAGAACCGTCGCAGTGTGGTTTTGAAATGCAGTCGTGGACGTTTGACCCGAATAACAATTCGGCCGTCCGTAACGGCACTCAATTCCGTGTACGCCTACAAGCTAGCGGCGTAGACCAGGTTCTTTTTACTGGCTACATTGACAGCATGAACGTAAAGTACCGTCCAGACGCCCCTAACCTGATCTCGGGCACCGCCTACGACGGCTACAAGCGTTTTGCTAATACTCGTTTCACATACGACTACACAGGCACGACAAAGACCGCTAGCGATCTCCTAACGGCTCTAGCGGCTAACGCAAACGTAACCGTAAGCAGCGAAAACGACCCGGGCGTAATCCCTATGTTTGGCAAGGCCGAAACAGCACAGACGACTGGTAACGTCATCAAGGAAATGCTGGACACGCAGCTCGGCCTCCTTTGGCTCAATCCGCAGGACGGCAAAATCGAATACCGTGACCGCACGACCGCTATCGGTACACCGACTTACTCGGTTGGCAACAATCACGGCGACGCCGATCACTGGTGCATGAGCGGCCTGACCGTGAACCAGAACCCAGACGACCTTGTAAACAGTATTCGCGCCACTATGACCAGCGACGACACTAAGAGCCTGCTCCGCGAGAACACGGACTCGATTCAGTTGTACGGCATTCTCTCGCAGAACGCTACCGTCAACGTCGCTACCGAGTCCGACCTCGATACTTGGCTCGACATTGCTTTTATTGAACGCCCTAAGCAACTCGTAAAGGACGTTACGACGCCGGCCATTGACCGCCTCGGAACTCTCACGGACGCGGCAACCACGACCCCCGGGACTCCAATCTCGGTGAAGTACCAAACAAGCAACATTGACATCGACCAGACGTACCAGGTGACACGTGTCAAACATTCCATTGACCCTAACCAGTGGTCAACTACTCTAGAACTATGGAGGGCTAGCTAATGGCTTACAAAACTTTTGTGAATGGTTACGCGCTTACCGCGTCGGAACTAAACGCGTATCTTATGAACCAGTCGGTTATGGTATTTGCCGACTCGTCTGCACGTTCAAGCGCAATCACTTCACCTACCGAGGGTATGCTCTCGTACCTGACCGGTACTAACGCGTTTGAGTATTACGACGGTTCGGCTTGGACTACTCTCGTACCTGCGCAGGCGCAGACTATTAGCGACAAGAGCGCAGGCTACACAATCGTAGCCGGGGACGCTTATTCGCTGATCCGTTCAACAAACTCGGCAATCACTATCACTCTGGCTAACGTTTTGACTGTCGGCCAGCGTATCGACTTCTATCAAGCTGGCACCGGACAGGTTACTTTTGCTGCGGGCTCGGGCGTGACTCTACAGAGCAAGAACAGCAACGTAAAGACGGCCGCCCAGTATTCGGCTGCCACGGTTATTTGTGTTGCGTCGGGCGTTTACGCTCTCATCGGTGATCTAGGAGCCTAAATTATGTTGCCTCTGGGTATTCTCGCAAGCTCGGGCGGAGCCCTGAAGTATTACATCACCAAGGTTGAACAGTCCTCGGGCGTCGGTAACGGCGCATACGTAGACGGTGCCGGCGAAGTCGTATTCAGTTACTCGGACAACTCTAGTCCCTACTACATGGCCTACTCCACCGTGAACGCGGCAGCCTCTTACGGCGTTTCGGCACGTTGGACTAACTCGAGCGGATCCCCTAAAGGCTGGTCAATCCGTAAGTCTGGCACGTCGCTCTATTTGACCTCGTTCCCTAACAACAGCAGCAGCTCGAGCGAACTTGTGAAAATGGACGCTGCAGGTTCGAAATCTTGGTCGCGCTCTCTCACACTATCGGGCACCTCGGGAGCCGAGGTAGACATGGACTCGAGCGGCAACGCGTATCTGGTTACCAAGTCCGGCCAGACCAACACTGGCAACAACAAATGGACGGTTGCCAAATACAATTCCAGCGGCACTATTCAGTGGCAGAAGGCTCTTCAAGGAGATCCGAACTGCAACGGTTGGAGTATCGCAACAACATCGGCCGGCGACGTCTATACCGCTGGCTCACAGTCTGGCAACACTAGCCCATTACCTTTTGTGTTCAAGCTTGACACCAGCGGCACAAAGCAGTGGGTTCGCTACATCGCGGTCGGAAATTATGCGGTACGTCAAATCCTCACCGACTCAAGCGGTAATTTTTATCTGCTAGTAAACGACGGCTCTTACAGTTATGTCATCAAGGGCGACTCGTCTGGTAACCACGTCTGGACTCGCAAGTTCAGTGCAGGCAACGGCTACGACATGACAATCGACCCGAGCGGAAACATTTACGTACTCGCTGGCGGTTATACCCAATACCACTATGTGGTGAAGTACAACTCGTCTGGCACGATCCAGTGGCAGAGATCGCTAACTTCGAGCAGCGGCTACCTCTACGGACTTACCGAGACAACCAAAATCTACGCAAACGGCGACTCAATCGTTTTCGCGTTACAAGAAACAGGTAACGCAGACGTCGTACTTTTCAAGTTGCCAAGCAACGGAACGCTGACTGGAACCTACACTCTCGGCAGCTACAACTACACTTGGGCAAGTTCATCGCTTAGCGAAACTAGCGCAAGTTTCACCTGGTTCGACTTCACCGCCTACTACAACGCGAACAGCGGTTCGGCCACAGACGCCGCCGGAAACATTAGTCCAAGCACCTTTACCCCAACCACAACCAAGAAGGAACTACCGTAATGGGCTACTTCATCGACCCACAGGGCAACTATCCACGCCACGCAGGCGACGTACAGGCCGAAGTACTAGGCTGGAACGAGGACACCGACGCACTCCCAGAGGGCTGGACTAACGTCGAGCCGGGCACCGTCCCAGAGATCCCTGAAGGCCAGCAGCTCGTTGAGCTTGCACCGAAGTTGGTCAAGGGCAAGTATGTTCGCCAATTCACGACCGAGGTAATTCCAAATGGCGAGTAGCGAGAACGACCTCCTAATCCAAATCGTCCGCGACGTAGCCGAAATCAAAGCAGGCCTACGCGGATACAAAGAACTCGAGCAGCGCGTAATGTGGCTCGAGAAAAGAATGTGGCTTTTTATGGGTGCCGCAGGATCCATAGGCGGCGGTATCGTCGCAATCGTTCAAGGAGCAGTAAATGGCTGACGTGTTTTACTACGACCCATTCCCGGGCAACCGAGGCGACGAACTCGGCAACATGGCTCCATACCGTAGCCAACCGCACCGAGGCTCGGACTGGGGCGCGAAGGCCGCAATCGGTGGCAAACCAGTCAAGGCAATCACTACTGGCCGTATCAAGAAAGTTTTCTGGACTGACGCCCTAGGTTGGTGCGTCCTACAATCATCGGCCGACGGTATCGTCTGGGAATACTCGCACCTCTACCCACAGCCAACTATCGAGGTCGGCAGCATGGTCACAGGCGGCCAGACGGTTATCGGCCTCGCTGGCGGAGGCAAAGACCGCCCGAGCGGAACCAGCAGCACCGGCGACCACCTACACATGGCAGGCTGCGCGGCAACCCTAGGCGTAAAACCACACGCAGCGGAGCGTAAAGACCTCGTAGACGTCCACGCACACATCGACGCACACAAAGACCCTGCCACGCCCGCAAAGTCTCCAGCAGCCGCTAAAAAGCCTGCAGCAAAGAAGCCAGCGGCCAAGAAGTGAAAATCTGGACAAAAATCGGTGCGCGAGGCGTCGCCTGGATCATCACCAAAGTAGCCGGTACTGGCGGAGGACTAGCCCTCGCAGGCGTAAACACGTGGACTGCCCTCGGTTGCGCCGCCTGGGTAGGAGCCCTCGAATACGCCGAGGAAGTATCAAAGCAGTATTTGAACGACGGCCAGATCACCGAGGAAGAACTCAACCGCTCAGCTCGTAAACTCGTATCGCGACACGAAGAGCAAAAGAAAACCAAGTAATGCTATAGTGGCGTTTGCGGCCGCTCGGAACCTACCCCCAATTGGTCGAGCTCATGACGTGCCTCTGGGCGGCCGCACCAACCAACGGAAAGGTTACTCATGGCATACAACCCGTCTGCATACACCGACGTAAACACGCGCATTAGCCAATTCTGGGAAACATACCCTAACGGCCGCCTCCACACGGAAATAGTTCTCATCAACGAGCGCGAGGTCGTAATCAAAGCCTCCGCATACACTGACCGCGACGACGCCCGCCCGGCGTCCATTGACTTCGCTCAAGAGTCCGTCGCAGATCGAGGCGTGAACTCTACTTCATGGGTTGAGAACTGCAGCACCTCCGCTATCGGCCGTTGCCTCGCAACTTTAGGCTTTAGCCCAAAGGGCGGCTCTCGTGCCAGCGTCGAGGAAATGCAAAAGGTTGTCCGCGTCTACAAAACCAAAGCCGACGCTCTCGCACTAGCAGGCGACCTAGCAGGACTTCGCGCTCTACGCGATGACGCGATCACGAACAAGGCTGCAGCTGACGCCGTAGCCCACATTGAAGAATTAGGCAAAGCCTTAAAGGAAAAGACCGCCCAGGTGGAAAGTTCCCAGGCGGTCGCGGAGCATTCCGCAGCAGACCAACTTCTGCCGTAATAAGATTACCAAACAAACACTTGCCGGCGTGTATAAACACCGGACTCTGGTTTAGCAGACCGAGCGCAGGCCGTTAGAGGGCGTCTGTTTGGCATACCCAGACGAGTACCGCTCGGCCGTAGCCTGGGTCGAGTTCTAGAGAGTAGAACAGAGCAATCAGATCACTGCCTAACGCGTCCACCGGGCAGAGTAATTAGCGTCTGGTTGCCTATGGCGTGGACGGCTCCTATCGCAAGACGGAGCCCATGGAAAAGCCCGAGAGCCTTATACGGCTAATAAATGTGGGTGGAGTGGTTTAGCGTTAAGCCATTCCCTACCCTCCAGCATTGCCGGCTAGAAACCGGTACCAACAGATAGGAAAGAAATGGCAATCGTCACAGTATCCGGCCACGCAAAGATCATGGGACAGCGCGAAGTAGAACACGCACCTAAAGCATTCAAGCTCTGGGAAAAAGCAATCTTCGAAAAGCGCGACGGAACAATCTTCGAAAAGAACATTCTCTGGCTCTGCTGGTTCGACGCTCCCCAGGATCTAGTCCTGAACTCGATGAACGGTGAAACTTGGGTCGAGGTACGTGGCCAGATTGCTACTCGTATCGGGGAATACACCAAGCCAGACGGCGAAACTATCAAGGTAATCGACTACCACTTGAACAAGTGCGAGATTATCCAGAAGAAGGAACCAACCGCAGACCTCGCGGTATGGGACGAAAAGACACCTGACGAGGCTGCAGACGCCGCAAAGCGACTCGCCCAGTGGGACACCGCTTTAGCCGCTGACGCACCGTTCTAATGGTTACGGCGACTATCTGGATACCGGGTACGCCAATCCCCCAGGGGAGCAAAGTCGCTCGAGCAATCGGTAACCGCGCGGTCATGTTTGAGGCCAACAAGAAACACAAACCTTGGCGGCAACACTGCCACGACGTATTCAAGCGCGAGATAGAACGCCAAGAGCTGCACCTCTTCGATGAGGCTCTACACGTATCTATGACGTTCTTTATGCCTAAACCCAAGAGCGTAAAAAGATTACGGCCGTCGGTCAAACCTGATCTATCTAAGCTCGTACGTGCCGTCGAGGACTCAATGACTACCGCCGGGCTAATCAAGGACGACGCACTTATCTGCGCTATCGACGCCAGCAAACATTACTCTTTGGACGACACGCTGACGGGCGTACTTGTCACACTGCGCTATTTGTGACATACTGGAGGGGTAGCAGAGGCTACATACCAACGGAAAGGTAAACAAATGCGCGTAACCGCACGTATCCTCGGGACTCTATTGTTCTTCGAGATCTTCGCAGCAATCTCAACCGACTGGCCAGAACTCCAGCTCGCACTGCTCCTCCCAATCGCCGGCACCGCAATCGCCTGGTTCGCAACTTGGAGCGCACTAGCAAAGCGAGGCAACAACTAATGGCTCTCTTCAAGCGACCAAAAGCCCGCAACACTGACCCGGTAACCTCGCACCAGGCAGCTGCAAAAATCACCGAGGAAATGTTTTTTAGCCGCGTACAGATGGTTGAACGACTCCTCGCCCTACCTATGACCGACGAACAACTCGTACTCGCATTCGAGGCCGCCGCATTCGCCGGGCTTTGCAAGCCAGCAAGCCCACAAGGTATTCGCTCCGCCCGCGCCGTCCTCGTCAAGGACAACAAGATCGAGGCAGTACCAGACAAGTTCGAGCTCACCGCTATGGGCAACAAGTGCCACGTCTGGCAGCAGGTGAAGTAATGGCTCACGCACACACTCACAAATGCCCTATTCCAGACGACTTATGCGCGGCCTACAAAGAGCAGCAGCGTATCGTCAAGCTCATCAACGATCGCATTAGCAACCTGCAGAACGCATTCTCGGGTTGGGACGAGGCGCACCGTATCATCGACCTAATCAAGGCAGGCAATTAATGACTATCCAGGTAACACGCGACGGCCTGAAGTTCACCGAACCAACGCCCGAAGAGCAAGCGACTTGGGAGCGTATCCGCCGCTCAATCATCGCCTCGGAGCGGGAGCTCATCATCGACCGCCTCACCGACCTACAAGGCAACGCGCGACGCGTCACCCTAGACGTGCAGGCAATCATCAACTGGTTACGAGAGGGAGACCTATGACCTGCAAACTCTGCGAACTCCCAGTATCCGCACTCGGGCTCTGCAAAAAGCATTACCGCCAAGATCTACGAGCCAGACACCGCAACCAAGAACCAGTACGCCCATACTCGCAAACTCCGTTCTACCAAGAGCTCGTCGAGTTCATCAAAAAGGAGCTCAACAAATGACGCCCGGCGAACAGACACGCGACTACTACCGTCAACAAGGACGCGAACAAGAACGCGCCGTATGGCTCGAGGCAGTAGCCGCACTCCGCGAGGCCATGAACGAACTCCTCGTATCAAGCGACGACCGCGTAACCAACGAGATCGCACGACTCGTAAACAACCAATTCACCATGCTCACCACAACAGCAGACACCATTCGAGGACAACATGCCAACACCAATCTATGACCAGGTACTAACCGACATGAGCCTCCTCAAGGCCAGCATTGAACGCCGCACCCTCGAGGCCGTATACGACGAAATCAAAATCAAGTACCCGCCCAAGCGACGCACCAAGCAAACGACCGAAATACTCGAGCTCATCGACCTAATGCGAATTAGGGGCGCACTAAATGGCTGACTGGCATAACTCCACAGAATGGGCTAAAGCCCGCGCCTACGCCAAAACAATCCTCGAGCCACAGTGCGTAACCTGTGGCAAACACTTAGAGGGGGGCGACTGGACAATCGACCACATAATCCCAGCAGGATCAGACGGTACACCTAACCACAACCTAGAGAACCTGCAAAGTATGTGCCGGGAATGTAATGGGCGTAAGCAAGACCGGGTATACGCCCGCACGACCTGGCGCAATCCACGGTGGAACTAATGGGGCGGCACATTCAAAAGGGGGTGCCTATCCGTGGGCGATACCTATCAACCCTCGCCTCGATCTATAGAACAACTTGCTGGATAAATAACATTGCACAGCGCAGACGTTACACATACAAGCAACGAACTAACCTAGGCATGGCAGGGGTACGCCCCCTCCTCTGGTCAATCGTTCACCGAACGACCACGAAACTCGTCCACATTCAAGCTCGAATGCTGACGAAACAAAAATGAAATTAAAAAAAAATTCAAAAA